TTAACTTTTCTCTTTATTAAATATAGCCGCTAGTTGATTTGGGCTAAATCGCCAACCGCTCTCGCTACCGCAAATCGCATTAAAACACCATTCGCTACAAAAATACTTAGAGCGTTTTTGTTTGATTCCAAGTACGATTCCTAGCGCACCCCACCAGTCGTATTTACATCCCAAAGTGCGGCTAAAATAGGCTTTGATTTGTTCCTCAGTAACATCGTTGAGTGGGATTAAATCCCATTTGGTGTTATCGGACACATCAATCTGTTTGCAACGCACCCCACCGTCTTGTACCGATGATGAGTAGCAGTCATATACTGTCGCATGCTCATAATGATGCCCGTTGCCAAACTCAATACGCTCAATGGCAATCTCGCAGTGCGAGTATTTGCCCTTTGTGCAAAATCGAGTAATGCGGTCGGCTATCGCTTTGGCTGGCTCTTTGCGCCAGTCTCGTTTGTGTTTGTACATCGTCAAATAGACCTTAGCCATTTTGATATGCCTCCATCAAGTTATCCATCTGCTTGATAATGTCATCATGGATTGATTGCAACTGCTCAAGTGTGAGATTAGGGGCTTTGAGTTCATACTTGCGCATACGTTGGTTGGCAAGCTCCATTTGTAGTTTTTCGAGCCCTGCCGCCTGAGTCAAAATCAGGTTTGTGGCGGTTTTATTATCCAGTCTTGCTCGTTGCGCAAAGTCTGAGATATATCGACTGCACTCGCCCTCATAATTTGCTGATTTAAAGGCTTCTGCCGCCGCTTGGCGTTCACGATACTCGCTCTCAAATCGAGTCCATGTGCTGTAGATTTTTGCTGCGTGGTCGTCAATGCCGTCCATTAACTTTTTAACAACCTCCTGATTGACGCCAGTATCCTTGTCAACAAGGACATATTGACCGCCTTTTAAAACAAGCTGCTTTGTATTAAGGACGTTTTCGCTTTCAATCTCAATTTCGACAAATTCTCCAGTGTTTGATGGCACCGGGAAAATCTGATATTGATTAAGATCTGATTTTAAAAAATATACTTTAATCATCTAGTCACTCGCTGTAATCATTTTGAGATAAAAACTACTAGCATCAATTAACTTAATTTGTTTTTCGCTAACGATCTCAATTTTAAAATTGCGTAAACCACCATCCCAGTATGCTGTAAATGCAAACCGAGTACGACGAACATCTGGCAGAGTGCTATCAATGTAACAAGACACGGTATTTACATCATTGTTGCTCAAAGTATGCCCACTTGATGGTTGTAAATAAAAAACTAAATTTTTATTTATGATACTCTCTGAGAGTGTAAGCACACCACTACCATTGGTTACATTGCCTTGCCAAATCTTGCGCGACGTGGGTTCTTTATTTTTTATCTGAGATAATTGATTTTTAAGTTCTAGAGAGAGTTTTTCGTTTTGATTTGATTGGCGTTCTATTTGTTGAGTTTTTGCACTAAGTTGCTGGATATCTTGCGCTAATCGCCCTGCATCAAGCGTGCCAGCATTGGTTACTTCACCGTGGGATTTAATCCAAAAGACCACATCATCAAAACTATTAAGGGCTTTGATGCAAAGTTTTAGCACGAGAGATTTAGGGCGAGTTTCATCGCCACCTGTTGCCATTTGAGAGGTGTCTTTTGGGGACACAAAGCCATTATCTCCATCTGCATTGTCATAACCAAGGGTGCTCCACAAATCTGAAGACTGAGCAAATGTTGTATAATCAAAATACGAATTATTCCGTCCTTGACTTGAGTGATTAAACCAAGAATCGTAGTCTATCGGTACTCTATGCACATGTCGTTTTAACTCATCCTCTTGTATTTGCCCCACAGACAAGCCATTGCCCGCATTACGCAAAAATCTATCTGCTACTTTAGGCACACTATTAATTGAGCCATATTTGTCGATTAAGTGGCGATATAACTCGGGGTAACGTTGTTCGGTCACTTGTGTGGCAATCTCATCAAAGGCAATCCAGCCTGCAGGGATATTATCCACGGCAAAATAAGCTGTCATCCCCACATCACTACGAGTTAAATCAGGAAGTTGGTTGCTGTTGCCCAAAGTGCGGTATAAATCGGGAAAGGTTTGTTGGTTAAATGTTGTGCCATTGGCTTTTAAAAAACCAACTGGATTGGTTACCGCACGGGGAAATGACACTACGGCACCAATAGGCACGCCTTTACCAGCTAATTCTTTATTTAATTCATTTAGCGCAAACTCTGTTGCTGCTTTTGTCTTATCTGTACCATTTATTTTATGTGACAGTACTGTTTGTCCAGCAACTGCGTCTGTTGCTCTTGTTGTTGCAATATCACGTACCTTTTTAAGAGCATAACTCGTTGCAATAGTGTCTGAACTTGAGCTGTTATCAGCATTTGACTTTTTACTATTCGGAATATAGTTACTTAGCGCACTTCGTACAGCATTTACTAACAATTTAACGGCATTTACAGCTTTTGGCGTTGCTGCTTTATCTTCCGCATCTGAATCAGTGCTTGAGTCGAGTTGAACAAGCCCTTTTTGTTCTGTTGAAGCATCTTGTGCGATGTAGCGTTTTTCTATTTCAGCTTTGAGATATTTGGTACGATTCGCTAGTTGCTTGAGTGGCTTATTCGTAATGCCATTCTCACCACCAAGCACAGGATCGTTTTCTTCAATTTGATAAACTCCGTCTTCCCAATTTTCTTGTTCTTTTAAATTAGCCATAACTATCCTTTAAATGAGGTTTAATCTAGTTTGAACCGTGGTTATAACTGCCGTTATAACGGGCCTTGTTGTTGTAACATAGCGGTACAGATTTATAATCCAGTACAGCTAATGTGCAACGTGCAGGGGCGAAATTACGTAAAATCTTACGTAGTTGTTGTGCTTGGTCATTGGTAATCGGTTGATTCAGTCGGATGGCGTAATAAGCCCATTTATCGCTTAACGGAATCGTCTGTACAAATTTATGCTCATAAGTCCGTGCTTTTAATCCTTCGTCGATATCAATCTCGCCAAAACCTAAACGGCGCAACACTTCACGAATCGACCAAGGCGTGCCTTTGTAGCGGTGCAGTTCAATAGCTGCTTTAATTAAACTTCGTTTTGAATGGTCATTTTCTGCTAAAAATGCGCCGTCGTAACCCGTCACACTCCATTTTCCAGCGAGTAACGGGATAAATTCATCATCAAGCAATTCGACTAAAGTCGTCATCACCTTGCTTTTATCCAACGCATTCATGCGCCCGCTTAAATCTGCCAAGGTTTTGTATTTGGTTTCACGCTCAATCACATCCGCGTAAGTCAAATTAGCCATTACTGCGCTCCAGTGCGACATCGATATTGATTGCTGTGCAGTTTGCCCATTCGGTTTCACCTACGATGATTTTTGCCGGGGCAATCAGATTCACGTCATACACGCCATCGACACGCAATGCGCTGATAATGGCAGACGGCACAACGTCAATGCCGAGTTTTTTGGTTTTATCGGATAAATACAACTGAAGCGCATCGTGGGCTTTGGTTTTCACAATGTCTTCGCGGTAGCCGTCGAGTAGCGTTAATGTGGCGTTGATTTGGTAATCACGCTTAGTCGGTGCAATCACTTCGACGGTATCGCATAACGGACGACGGCGTTCCGGGCTAACGTATTGCTTTACATCATTAAGCAAACGACCATCAGGCAAGCCTGTTTTTGTGAGCACGGTAATGCGCACTAAACCGCCACGTGGATTGGAGACATTCACATCGGCAATGTCTTGCGATACAGCGCGGGTGTGATAATCGTACGCCGCGATTGAGCCACAACTGGTAAATGCTTCCGGTGCGGCAAGAATTCGCTTGCGGTAGTCGTCATCTTCTTCGCGCGCTAAACCGCCACTTGGCACATCAATGTTAGCGATAGTGATTTCACCTGAAAAATTGACCGCACTTTTGAGTGTTTTTACACGCCCAAGCTCCCAACCGTTGCCGACTTTACCGGCTTTATTACAGGCGGCTTCGATTTCTACATAAGAAATTAATGGAGTGATCACATCATCATTAAGTGTGATAAATTCGATGTCATCTGTTACCGCTACACGCGTGCCTTTGGGGATTAAAACGGATGGGTGATCGCCTGTGATACTAAAACGTAAAATCGTGCGAGCCGGTTTATCCAATAAACGATAACAACCAAAGGTTTCCCCGCATAAATCCAAAGCAAGCCCCGTGGCGTATTGTGGAAAGGTTTGGCGAAAGGCTTCATTAATACCTTGGCGCGCTAGGCTCTCACGCAATGCATATACGTTGATAAGTAAACGTTCAATGTGTGCCGGTTGTAAGATTTTGCCGGTACGTTTTTCATACTGCGCAATAGCGTCGCGTAAAATGCTTTCTACATTGTCATCAACGACTTTCACATCATATCTATTCATTGAGTAACCCTCGTGGCGTAAATTTCGCGATACACATCATCGGTAAGTGACCAATAAATCACAAATTCAAAGTGCGGAGCCATGCCGTCAACGTCCACTGAATCAATGTTGATGCGTTTTTCCCAACGTTGCAGAGCAAGTGTAATTTCCCGCACGATGTTGGGAATGGCAATGTCTTCCGGCTGGTCGATATATTGAAAGTGATCGGAGCCGAATTCAGGACGCAACACATCTGTTCCTTTCATCGTGGAAAGAATATGGTCAATGCACTGATGAATGTCATCAACGCCTTGCACCGCTTGAGAATCAAGACTTGGTGCAAGTTGCCAGTGTGTTGTGAGGAGTGTGTTTTGTGTGTTCATAGCCTTGATGATACAAGGCTATGAGAGGGCTGGATTTTAAACTGATTTAAAGAATTATGACTGTGCGGCGGAGGTCTGTTTGCCATCGCCTTGTTCAGTGTGCTTATGTTGTTTCAGGCTGATATTGTCGGCTTTCACATCACCACCCTTGGTTTCTAACGATCCGTTAATGGTTGCCGTTGCACCGGAACCACCGCCGTTACCCGTCATGCCTTGCATATAGATTAAAGCACCGCTCACCAGCAGGTTGCCTGTGGTTTCGGTTTCCGGGCAATCAATGGTGACTTTCGAAGGTGACTTAATCAGCACATCACCTATGGCAGACACTTCGACGTTGCCACTTTTGCGGTCGTGCTTAATTACCGTGCCGTTAGAAAATTTCTTCATCCAAATATTACTGTCGCCCGTAGGCGTCGGGTCTTGCGTGTTGTAGATTGCGCCTAAGACGCAACCACCTTCACCTCGCGCATCGAGGAGTATCGCGACCAATTCCCCCTCATCAGGCAAGCAGTAAAACTGGTTGCCGCCTGCGTTGGGCGTGAGGAAAGAAAGCCACGCGGTTTCTAAATCTTCAAGGGCAGGAATTTTACACCGCACTTTATGGCTTTTCGGGTCGATTGCCGACACAATGCCTTCTTGATAGGTTGCACCAAAATTATGGGTTTGCATTCATCATCTCCATGCCTAAAGTCATCAAATCATCGGGGATAAATTCCAACATTCGCACCTCAATGCTGGTGGTGTAGCCCCGTTTGTTAAAGGTGTGGCGTGATTGCTTGATTAAGTATTTACCTGAAAACACGCCTAAATTTTTAAGCCAAATAGTCGAACCTGCTACCAGTTTTGGGTTGCCAATCAGGGTAATATCGCCTGCACTTTGGTCTTCGTTTTGCTCGCTTAATGCTGCATCGCCTCTGGCATCAATCTGTTCTTGGCTTTCGCCACGTGTCGTAATTTTGAGCGTATCGCCACTTGCCGCCTGTGCCTGCTGCATTTTCGGGCGAAGTGCGGTGGCTTTTTTGCTTTTTTTCACCACTTTTTTACCGCTTGTGTCAAAGCCCTTGATTTCCACTTGCTTTGCGGTGTCTTTAATCCGATCTCGCAGTCGCAAGCTAATACATTCGCTTTCATCCAACACGACCACAGGTTGACTTTGCCCGAGTTCATCTTTATCGGTAAACACCAGTTGATTGCCCACAATCTTGAAACTGTGATGATATTCACGAGCAAGGCGGGCAAGAAATTCCACATCACGCTCTTGATATTGGGTAATGCGTTGAATGGGAATGTGGCGAATTTTGCCCACCAATTTGAGCTTCAGGCGATTCGCCACCGCTGCCACTACTTGGGCGAGCGTGGTGTTCTCGTAGGCTTTCGGCTTTAGCGTGCGGTTAGCTTTGCTAATGCCAGTGGATAAGGCTCGCAAGGTAATGCTGGACGGACGATAGCCATATTCTACCTCATCAATCTCAAACGCCCCAATTTGCACCAGAGACTCGCCCTGATAGCCAATCGCCGCCTTGAGTTTGTCGCCCTGTGTGGGGAACCATTGGCGAATCCACTTACCGCTGATGTCTTCAAAGGATACAGAAAGCTCATCCGATTGCCCTTCCAAATAGTCGGTGTAAGTCAATTCCAGCAAAGACGGCTCAATGTCAGCGGTAATATTGGTTTTCTCATAAAAAAGCGAAAAATCGGGCGTTTGGACTTTACTCATTATTTCCTCTTAACCACGGCGGTAAATTTTCGTTTTGGGTCGACTTCACATTTAGCACAGGGATAAACACTGTCGCCCCTGTCGGCAACACTTCGCAAAAGCTGATGTGTGGATTGGCTCTAATAATCCGAGCATATTCCAGTGCGTCGCCATAGTAATAATAGGCGAGATGATCCCAGCGTTCGCCTTGTTTGACAGTGTGTTTAAGGACGGTTTGGGTCATTTTCATTCTCCACGTTTTCATCTTCACGCAACACGATCCAAGCGGTCATTTTTGCCACTGAATTTGCGGAATTATCCAGCCGCTCATTGATTTCAGTTAAAGCATTATCGGCAGGCGTAAACCAGTTATTCCATTCGCTATCAGCAGACGCCCGACTGAAACTCTGTTTCATTATTTGCAAATCATCATATATCGCAGACACATCACGGCTAAATTCGCTAATGGCAGGCAGATACTGGCGAACGCCCTCGAAAGCAGATTGCATTCCGACCAGTTCACCAAAACCACCCAAGGCGTTGTCTAAATTAGCAAGCGCACTCGGCAAATACGCCAATGCGGACGCAGGATCGTGTGCCAACTGGCGAACTACTGCAACGGTGTTGCGAACTTCGTCCACCGCACGTTTGCCTTGGTTGTAGAGTTCCACGCCACGGCTAACCGTACTTTTCACAGTTGAAAGTGTGTTGGTTAAGCCTTTCGGCAAAATCGAACCGAGCAGCGATTTACCGCCTACATTCAACGCCGCACCAAGCAAGCCTGCTTGCCCATTGCCGACAAACTCTTTCAGGCTAATATTCATCTCGCGCGCTAAGGCATTACCTTTGCCGTCGGTAAATAGTGTGGTTGATGAAATATCGGTGATCACAAAATTGCCTTTGTATTTTGAACCCCACATCAAGGCAAGAGCGTCTTGCTTAGCTTTTGCCGAAAGTAGCGATTGATAACGACTTTCCACGCCGCCGATTTTGTGGTGCAGGCGAATCGCAAAGGATAAATCTGTCAGTTTCTCGCCCATAGCTTGCAGTTTTGGCTTGCCTTTAAGCACCGCGTGTTCGGCAAAATCTGCCGAATGGGTTTCGTTGAAATCGGTCAAATTGACAGGCTCAAAGGCGATATTACCTAGCATAAAATACATCGTTGTTTCTCCTTAGTAGGCTCTCCGCATTTTCTGATCCATAATTCGTTCGATAGCTTTTTCTAATTCATACAAACTCATTTGCATACCTTGCTGAACTTGCTCCAACACGCCCTGATTCTGGCTACCGTTCACGTTAATGGTCGGGTTAAAATTGACCACAATGCCGTTGTGCTGATTGGTTTCGTTATTGGTAACCGCATTTCTATTTAGCGGTTGATAATCGCGAAGGATTGACGGATTTTGACTGTTTGCGTCAGGGTTAAAATTAGGTGTGCGGAAATCGGTCGATTGATTAAGTCCAAGCAGATTGCCGACAAAATTCGCCCCGAATTTCACATCGTCCCACAGTGTGCCTAAAAAGCCTTTTTTCTCGTTTAATAGCGGTTTAAAGGCGGTTTCAACGCTATTTAAAACAGGCTCAAATTTCACCGCACTTGAGAGATTTTTGCTGGCTTCCGTGGCGATTGGCTGGGCGTTATCCATCCCGATTGCCAAGCCTTCCACCACGTTTACACCGTAGCCCTTAAACACTCGGCTTGGCGAGTGAATACCGAGTTTTTCTGCAAACCAGCCTTTAATGCCGTCGCCTAAGTCTGAGACAATCTGTTTTGCACCTTCCCAAGCGTTTTTAATGCCATTGACTAACCCGTCAATCATATTCTTGCCGAAATCGGTAAATTTAGCTGGCACATCAATACCAAACCACGACAACACAGTAGAAAATACTTGCTGGAATAAACCAAGCGGCGACCAGTTCAGAATGGTTGCGGTGATGTTGCCAATGCCTGAATTGAAGAAAGTGGTAATGTTTTCCCATATGCCACTAAAGAAAGTCGTGACCCCATTCCAAATATCGGAAATTACTTGTCCACATTGAGCTGATTTCTCGCCAATCCATTGCCACATTTGGCTGAATTTTTCGCTGACCCAGTCCCAGTTATCCCAAAGTAAATAAGCCAGCCCTGCAATAACGGCAACGGCAATGCCGATAGGGTTGGTGAGGAAAGCTTTTCCTAATCCAATAAAGGCTTTTTTCGCAACACCAAAGGCTGAACCAAGCCATTTCATTACTCTACCTGTTTTGGTAACTGTACCCGTTAAGGTTTCAAGTTCTTTGGCTGCTTTAATTGCCTTAAATACTTTAAATGGCATAAATGCTGCCGAAAAAACTGAAGCCAAACCACTAAAAGCAAATTTTGTGGCAAATGCAACGGTGCTTAATCCAGCTAAACCACCCGCAACCGCAACGCCCCACTTAATCAATGATTTATGCTCATTGATAAATGGTGTGAGTGTATCTTCAATAAAACCTTGCAGATCATTTGCTAACGATTTTATATCCCCAGCAAACGCTGAACCAAAAGCCCCCACAGCATTTTCCCAAACGCCACCTAAGCTTTCTAAAGCAGAGCTAAGTATTGCGGTCTTGAGTTTAATCCGCTCTTGCAGACTGGCTTGCTCTCGCATTTTGGCAATCATCTCGTCCAAGCCTTTCGCCCCTTTTTGAGCTAAAATATCAGCAAGACGACCACCTTCAATACCAAACAATTCTTCTGCAACTAAGCCAACACCTTCATCGCCATATTTTTGACGGATTTTTTCAAACTTCTGCATTTCGGCGAGCATGCCATCTACGCCTTTAAATGAACCTTTTTTATCCCAGAAGTTAAACTCAACGCCTACCGACTCCATCATATCCCGAGCTTCGGCTTTCATTCCTTTTTTGGCATCACGGATCATCTTCGGACCTTTGTTCATTCGGGATAGCATCATATTTAACCCTGTACCAAAGGTTGAACCTTCTAAGCCTTGTTGTCCTGCCATAGCTTCAATCGCAAGAATTTTTTCGGTGTTTTCTGCTCCTGTCAGCTTCATCGAGTTAAGTTTAGGAGCATAGTATTTCATTGATTCATACATCTGCTCCTTACTCAAGCCACCAGCAAACATTGCTCGTTGCAAATAATCGGCAGATTTTGCCAGTTCAGATTCATCTAAGCGATGGGATTCCATAAACTTCGCTAAAAATTCACCGCCTGATTGCTGATCCATATCTAATAAGACGTTTAATTCTGCTGAAGTTTTTAAAGCACCATTTTTGAGAATCTGATCTGATAAACCTTGTTTTTTCAGAGCTTGAGAAAGGCGATAAAAATCTTTAGTAGTACCTGGTAAATCACGCCCCAGCTCTTTGGAAATTTTGCTGATTTCTTCAAATGCACCAAAACTACCATCTTTTTTCATCATTGTGATTTTAAGATCGGTTGCCGCATTTTCTTGCTCCATATAGCCTTTCACCGCTGTCCAAGTTGGCATAGCGATTGAAGCTGTTGCACCCGCAGATTTTAAAATTTTGCCTTTTAATTCATCGCGATCTTGTTTGCGGGCTTTTTGCTTATCAATAGCGGTAGATAATGATTTCTGAGCTTTCTCAGAAGATTGAATTGCTGAAGTAAAACGTTGTTGTTTAGCAACAAGTGCGGTAATTTGGGTTTGCATTTTTTCATATCGGCGAGTGAGTTTGCTGATACTTTTATCGCCTGAAAGATAAGCCAACTGCATTTTTTGATGTAATGCGGCTTGCTTAGCTTGCATTTTGGTAACAGAAGCCCCCATTCGGTCGTGCATTTTGGTGGCTTTGCCCAAACTTTTAGAGAGATTTTCTACGGTTCGATTGGCTTTACCAAAAGCAGCAGAAAAACTGCCTTTTAATGAAGCACCAATTACTAAACCGAGAACTAAATTGTTTGCCATTTTTTACTCACTATGTTAAATATACGAAAAATTCAGGAGGCTTATTATGTTTGATTTATTCAAAGAGGTTATTGAAGAGTGGGGCGGTTACAGCACTGCTGAAAAAACCTATTGGGTCATCACAGGAATGTTATTTGCCGCTGGTTTTATCGCCTTTAGTTGGTGGTATTGGGTAGGAATGATTGACGCAACAAGTAGCTTGATGACATTCGTTTTCGGTGGCTTTATTTACTTAATTTTAGGCTCTATTGTTGCTTTACTTTTCTCACCGTTAATGGCTGCGATTTCGTTTATCACAGCCACTTTCGTTGGTATTTCATCTTGGCTTGTTGGGCTATACCGTCAAGCTCGTACATAACCCGCCTTAACCTGACGATTGGCTTGAAAAAGCCAATCGTCAAGTGCTTTTAGTGTCCAACCATCAATTTCTTCTGCTGAAAAACCAAACCACCAAACAATGTCGGCAATCGCATTATTCAGCGTCTCCATCTTCACTGCTTGCACCAAACAGAAATCGTTGAATTTGAACGTAATCTTTCCATTTGATTAAGTCCATATCTTCCAAGACTAAACTACAACATAAGGCAGCCACGATAATTTCACGGTCTTCTGCTGTTTTACCTTGTTGGCTTGCGGTACGAAAATCTTTTACCAATGGTTCACGCACTTTTAATTCTTCGAGCGTTGTGCCATCAGGTAATTGAACAGGGCTAGACAATTTAATGGTTGTGCGAACCGCATCGACTTTTTGAGACATAAAAAACTCCTTTGTGAGTGTGTTGTTTAACTTTCACAAAGGAGTTTACTTAAATGGGCTTTAAAGGTCGTTTAAACTGCTTTAAAGAATTACTGCCCGATATTAGTGCGGTATTTTTGCAACACATCTTGACCGTTTACGCGGTAGATATTGGCAAGCACGTCTACAAACAGAATTTCTTTGCCTGCCAGCGTTTGCTTGATAGACATAATTTGGAAGCTGTCGGAATGTTCCGTCGCTTCTTTATTTTTCAAGCTACCGCCTGTGGTTTTGTTAAATGCCACGTTCATTGTGGTGACAAGTGATTCTTCTGCAGCCAAGCCTCGAGAATCAAATACCTGCACATTAGAACGTACCATCAGTTGCACGTTTTTATAAGGATTATAGGCGTTTACTCGCACTTCAGGATAGAAACTATCCCAAATCACTTCGCCTTCCATTGCATTTAACCCTGCAGGCAGTTTGATTGTGCCGTGTAGCCCCAAGCCTTTGTGTTCGATAAATTCGAACTCGATGTCAGGCAATTTAAACTCTTTGGCTTTGCCAAGTAGCGAGTTGCCGTTCATATACACATTGGCGTTCACAATCTGATGAATTGCGGTACTCATAATTTTCTCCTTCTAGCGTTGTGACACCAAGTTCACTAAGTATTTACGGGTCATTACCGATTTATTGCTGATAAGCTCGGCTGGCAATTTCGGCGTGTATTCATACATCAACGGCACGTGACCTTTGCTAAATTCATCCACCAAGTCGGTATCGTGGTCAAGGCTGACGCGATAACCTACAATGCTTGGCAAGGCTCGCAAATAGGTGTCTACTGTTTCCAATAGGCTGTCAATCAACGCATCATCAATCGGGCGGTCTATAAATTGCAACTCGGTGCGGCGAATACTTTCATCAATCAAATCTCCTGTGCGTAACGCCGTTTCAAAGTTGATGATATGGGTCACGGTTGGATAGTTTGACGAACGGTTACCCCATAAGCGGAAACCTGTACCGAAGCTGTTAAAAATTGTGGTAATACCTACTGCGTTAAGCAGGTTGGTTTCTGATTGTTCATCATCCACACGAGCAGTCAATGGCACTTCCATTCCAATCACGCCTTGCAACTGACGATTTGAGGTAGAGAACCAGTAGCCTTTGTCGGTATCGGTTTTCATCCGCAAGCCTGCTGCGTGTACCGCTAAACTTTCTAATGTGTTGCTTGAACCCAACGCATAGGGATAGAAATGGCGAACACGTTCAGAGCTTGCTGAAGCGTTTAACGTGCCAAGTGGACCACGCCCTTGAATCGCTTTAGAAAGCGATGTGCCTTTCGGCAATTGCACATAAGCCACTGCTTTTAACTGTTCGGCTAATGTTGAAAGAGCCGCTGCACAGCTTGCCGTTTTGTCAAACTCTGGGCAGATTAAAATTTTGGCATCCGCACCGTATAAATTGAAACCGTCACGCACCAATTCCAAGCCTTTGCGTTTGCCGGTAGCAGCGTCAATACCGCCTTTGATGTCCGCTTCGGTCACTTTTTCAGGATCAGCATAAGCGTAAGTCGCTTTTAACCCTTCGTGGCGTGTAGTAAAGGTAATTTCGCCTGTTTGCAAGTTTACGCTGTAATCAGTGCCTTCTTGCAAGGTTTGGCTAGATGATTGAATGCTAATGTTCAATAAGCCTGCTTTCGCTGTTTTTGCCATTAAGGTGGAGCTGTCTTGCGTTAAGACTTCGTCTGTAATGTCAGTTTTGTGTTTTTTCGGATCTAACACATTGACCACATACACCTTACCTGCAGCATAGCGTGCTAATACATCAAAGGCATCAGGCAGGGTAAAGCCTTGGTTTAAAATCACACCAAATTGAGCAAAATCTTTGGTGGTTTGGCACACGGTCAATTCATTGACTGTGCCGATAGGTGCAGTCCCTACGATGCCAATAATTGCACCGTCCACCGTTTCCACCGCAACAGAGCCACCTGCCACGCGTGTTGTTTTCGTTCCGTGATGAAACGCCATAATGTTCTCCTTATGGTTCTTTGCGGCGGTAACGTGCCGCGGTAAATTTTGGTAAATTTTGCGGCTGGTGTACTTCCACCTGCCACGTTTCGGTTTGAATAATCAGTTGATATTGCCAAAGCCCATCGTCTTCACCTGCAAATTCTTCACTCACTAAGCTACAAGCGGTGCAATTTGTCGGGCGAAATCCCACAATCGCCAGCCTGAGTTGGTCGAGCATTTCCAACGCCCCTGAGTCATCGTGCTGACTGCGAGCAATTACGGTCAAAGCCACTAATACTTTGCGGCGTTGTTGGATAATGTCGGTGCTATCAAGGCTTTCAAATTTTGACCCTGCATACTGCACCAACACCGCACCATATTGATCGGTGAGGTTGTAGCGGTCTAAGTCATCGGGGAACAGTTCGATGCTGAAACTCGTGGTCTTCTGTTCGATATGATCTCTGATGCTTTGCAAAATCGGTAAAGTGGCACTCATAGATGCTCCCTTAATAGCCCGACAAATCCAATTTCTGTGGTGCGTGAGCTTTAAATTTCAACGCAGACGGCAAACTGTCATCGCCTTCCGCGCCGATTTCCGTTAAGCCCAAATGCAGTTTGCCACTGGCAATGCGCTCCAAATCTTTTAAGGCTTGGCTGTGGGTTTCTTTCACATTGTCGGGAAAGCCTTTGCCTTCAGGACGGCGTGAATACAACCAATAGCGAGCCAGTTGTAGGCAAATGTTACGTACAAGCGTTGGCACATCATTTAACGGTAGCAAATAACGTGAACGTAAATAGCCGTCCACCGTTTCGGTAGCGTATTCGCACGCCTTGTTTAATACGGCATAATCGACTTCCGTTGCTCTTGTGTTGTCATTAGAGAGTTGCACAAGCACCACTTCGCTCACCACTTCCGTTAAATCTTGTGCCTGAATGTACATTATTCTTTACCTTCGCCTTTGTTGTTTTTGTTTGCCTTTTCCGCTTCTTTGCGGGCTTTTTCTGCTGCCGCAAGACGAGCTTTTTCCGCCTCAGCTTCCGCCTGTTTGCGTTTTTCGTCTTCAGCTTCATCTAGCTTCACATAAAGCGAGATTTGGGCGTATTCTTCATCGGTTAATTCAATTTTTGCACCTTGTTCATAACGATTGCCGTTATGCAGAATGGCCATGGTGCCGATAACAACGTAAAGTTTTTTGTTCATTGGTTTCTCCTAGTGAAACGGTGTTACAAATCTTCCCTAACCCCTCTTTACTCAAGAGGGGGGATTTTTTGGGGTTATAGGCAACCTTTAATCAAATAACCAGCCGATGCACCGAGTAAGTGCGGTTTGTGAATATCGGTGGTGCGAATGACTTCAAGCTTGCCACCGTTTTCTTTGTAGGTGTCCACAAATAAGCCACCTTGACGACGGACGGTGTAGCCATAAGACGGCTCATACACTGTGCCTTTGCGTTCGGTTGAACGTGGCGCAACATAGGCAAGCACAATGGCATCAGACCAGATGTCTTTAAGTTGATTGCTTTCTTCATACACCGCTTCGCCGATTTTTACGGTATCAATGCCAATCAACTTGCCGAATACTTCAGGCGTTACAATCGCCACTTGTGAATACTTGAGTTTTTCAATGACAGCTGGGTGTTCTTTTAATGCTGCCCACACATCACCTGCAATCACGCATACATTCGGTTTGCGACCAATCGCACGCTTCACGGCACGAATGCCCGTGTCGAACATCGCAAAGATGTCTGCTTGTTTGCTAGTGATTTTCGATGTACCGCTTAACGTGACTTTGTTGCCGCTGTCGTATTTGTTTTCGTCTAAGGCGAGCGTTGCCACTTCTTTTTCACGACCGAGTGCAATCACATCTTGGGTGGTGTTTAAGGCGAATTGACGGAGCGAGAAAATCGCTTCGTTTTCCTCGCGGTAGTCGATGGCGTATTCCACATCGTGCTCTTCCAACGCCACGTCGATTGCCGTGATGTCTTCAGGGTCTAAACGGTTTGACGTGCCGCGTAAGTTACGCACCGTACTTGGTAAGCGGAATGCAAGGCGACCGAATTTCGGAATTTTGCCCGCTTCTTTGTCGATTTCGACGGTCGGCATTAACACTTCGCCGATGAGTTCTAAATTGTGATAGCCCTGTGCCAATTTGGTTAAAACAGGATCTTGCACACGGAGTGCTGCGAGATTGTGAGCAGTCATAAATTTCCCTTCTATTGATAAATTGCGTTAAAGGCGGCGGTGTAGCTCACGCCGTGTTCTTTGGCATACGCCATAATTTTTTGGTCAGCTTCGATGCTGGCTGGGTTTGTGCCTTCGGCATATTCCACCGTACCATCTTGCGGTGCTGCCGCTTTGTCTTTGGTGGCGACTTCACCGAAGTTCACCACTTGTGGCTGAGCACCCAAAAAGGCTTTGAGTTTGCTGTGTAGGTTTTCGCCTTCGCTAAATTCAACTACACCACCTTGCATTGTGGTGGAAGCATAGTTCAATAAATCTACCGCTTGCTGTTTAGCAATCGGGGCAAGTTTGCCCGCTTTCACTAAACCTTCAGCAAAGTCGGCATTTTCGGCTTTGGCTTGGTTGAGCGCGGTTTCAGCTTTTTCGGCTTTCAATTTTTCGTTTTCTGCCTTGAGCTGTTCAATTTCTTCAGGTGTCATTTCAAGTTCTCCTTCGGTTGATTGAGCTGGGTCTGAAGTTGGGTTATTCGGTTCATTAAAATTCGGCACAGGAAAACCTGCTTCATCTTGTTGATACCGTTTCAAATCATTGCGGATAGATTCTTCTACCACGCTATTGACTAAATAATCAGGCAATGCTTTGTCGGCTTCATCTTGTCCGTGTTTGCCAATCAGCCATTCACGCAAACGTCGCCACAAACCTGCTTCCGCCCAGTCGGAAAAATCCACTACGCCTTGTTCGTTTTCGGCAAATTCAGGGTTACGCAAGCCTTTTACGGCGGGTGGCATTGCCCCTAAGAAACCGACGTGGCGTAAGTACAAACTGCCCGGGCAAGGATTGTTTGGGCTATCGGCAAGATAGAACGAAGACGACACTTTCTTAAATCGTCCTTTTTCCACCATTTCGGCAAATTCAGGATCCACTTGGTTGAACTCGGCTTTGAGTACATCACCGTCCAACTCAAGGCGTTTTACCCAGCCATAGGCAGGTGCATTGTGTTTTGGGTGTCCAACTACCGCGGGGGATTCGTGAAAGTTTACGTCGTAGGCATTGACGGCTTGTTGCAAATCATCGATGGTAATTTCCACTTCTACGCCATTTGCATCTAGTCGTTTGCCGGCTTTGAAAATTTCAATCAGGGTCATTCGGTTGTTCTCCTTGTGTTGCGAACATCATAGGAAAAACGACCGCTTGTAGCTTTTAAACTGGTTTAAGGAATGAAAATGGGAAATCGAAAGTGAAAAGGAAGCGAATGGGGCGTTTTTGCGTGTTTATCGGTGTTTATAAACACGCTCAAGGTTATTCAAGCGATAATTTATCGAATTGCTAATAAAACGCCACAATGGGCGTTTTAGGGCTTATTTTTGAAAATTGAACGATATTACAGATTTTGGTCGATTTGGCGTTGCAAAAGTGCGGTGGCTTTTCGCAAGAGTTTTTGCTCGTCTTGTTCGCTTACGCCTAACCACGGACGTTTAGGAATGGTGACTTTCCCCCCACGCCCCGCCTTGCCACCGAATTGGTGCAAGCGGGCATATTTAGCGTCAGAACCAAACTCGACATTTTTGTCGTTGTAGTTGTAGGCGGTTTTATCCGACAAATAGCCGTCCTGTCGCAAAATCTTAGTGGACTTACCTTTCTTCTGCTTGCGTGCCAAGGTTTTTGGCGAAAGCGACTGCCAGTTATTGCCTTCAGGATCAACTTCCTGCTTAAACCGTTCCGCGTGGATTTTTTTCAAGGTTTCGCCCAGCACACCGTAGAGCTTGCGGGGTTGTTTGAGTTGGCTTGCAATACGGTGGAGTTTTTCCACCGCTTGCGTGTCGTTAAGGCTGATTTTAATCATAACTAAAAGCCAGCGAGTTTATTTTTCAATACATAGCCTTCAAGTTGCCATAATTTATTGAAGGCATTTTCAAAGGCAATACGTTAACCAATTTCTTGGTTATAGGTTGCTGGTGAAACGCAAGCAGACTCGCCTGTTACGGTGAACCCATTGCGTAAGGTTAAAACACAGATGGTGAGGGTTTCAGTTAAGCGGTGGAATTTTTTATCGGTAATAATAGATTCCAAATGTTCTTGGGTAACACGTTCAGTCATATTTATTCTCCTATTGATTAAAAAATAAGTTGGGGGTATAGTTAAGTTACCGCAGGGGGTTTCCTACTGGAAAGGTTACGATTGGTTTGTCGCCCGTATTATCCTGTTCGAATCAGGCAAACCTGCGGATTAGTCCAAACTTCCCCATAGCAAATCAAAACTATTCTTCAAATTTAACCAATCCAATTCGCCTTTAATTACGCTTGCAGTACGAACTAAATTGACTTTGTGTGCTAATTTTTTCTTGCTTAATTCATCTTTGATTTTTACTTCATAATCCATTTTTACTGCGACTTTTCCTTGTTCAGTTTCATAAATGAAAAGCAATGTTGGTAACTTTTGATCACGTTCTAATACTATCGCCTTTGGATTTCTCAACTTCTCTGGCAACTGTTCCCAAAACTCAATCGGCAAGTTAATGCCTTTGGCTTGCTTGGTATCACGCAGGGCGTGCAATACGTCATCATCTCGCACCGCAATCACGGCAGATTGCGGAGCTTTTTCAAGTGCGGTCAATTTATCAATCACTTTGGCTGGGATTATGCCCACGTTTTTCATTTGTCCACGTGCCATTTTTTCAGTGGCAACGGTATCTACCATCGACTTCATCGCGCCGTTTAACATCATCACGGAACGCGGATTTTGTAACACGTTTTCAATCAGTAGGCTGGCAAGTTTTGGCTCGGCATTGACGAACTTATTGAATAACAGCTGATCCACGTCCGCATTTCGCCCTGCAGTCAAGCGGTCAAAATTATGCGGTTGAAATCCTACATCATAACCTTTCGGCACGCGTACCATTCGTGGATTGCCGGAACGTGTGCCGACTAGTTTTTCCTGCCATTCGATTTCAGGCGATGGGCTGACGGTTCTGCCCATTTCCTTGAGGTCATCTTCATCGTGAGCAATAACGGTGCAGTGGCAGCCATAGGCTTTAATGGGGTAGTAATAACGCCAAAATGGATCGCTGGCCGGCAAAATTGTGCCGTCTAAGTCAATATGCTCTTGGCGTGGGTGGCTATTATCGTGGTGATGATATTCCCAATAAGGCATCACATCAGCCAAATCTAAATGCTGTTGCAAACGACCGCGATTGTAGGCAGCGTAAACGTTGGTGTCGTAGATAATACGGCTACGCCAGTTTCTGCCGCCTTTGTAATCCCAGCCTGTGCGAGCGACAACCTCATCAAAACGCTTGCGGAAGCCTTCCAGTGTTTCGCCGTTGTTGATGGCTTCGTCCACCGCTTCGCGAAAGGCAAGCAGCACTTCATTACGATTTGCTCCTGCGACCATAAAAAAGTAGTCGTGTTCTTCGCCTAATACGTCAAGGTAGCTGTTGGTCGGTAGGTTGAGCTTTTTCTCAAAGTATTTGACTTGATTTTCAAAGGTGAATTTCATTGGTAAATCTCCCCTAGCCACTCTTTACTAAAGAGGGGGACTTTGCACGCTCATCTTCTACAGATTGTCGCCCTGCAAATTGGGCAGCGGTTGAACCCCACGCCAGCAGTTCGCCATATTCCGCAAAACTTAATTCAGGAATAAGGCTATCCAGCTGATTGCGGAAATCCTCAAGGCTTTCGGCTTGCCCTAATTGGTTGCGAATGCTTTGCAGCCAATGTTCAACGTGGGCTTCGCCCTCTACTTCTAACTGTTCGCCGATGGTCTCAATCACGCTTTTCGGGATAGGTTCGGCAAAGTCGGCAGTGTTGGCAGATTTTTCCGCTTTTTCGACCGCTTGCATAATGATGTCACCGTCTTCAAAACCATAAGTGCGGTGGATATATTGCTCGGTAAAGCTCACGCCGATTTCAGTCAAAATCTTGTCACGTTCCGCCTGCAGTTTGTCAATGCTTTCTTGTTCGAATAGCTCGAAGGTTGGCAAGGTGTCCACGCTGAAATTGAGTTCACAAATCCACGCCAGCAACTGATTGAACACGCCTTCCACAAGGCTGGCGTCATCGTTGCGAATATCACGCGTCACTTCTAGCCCTGCGGTGGCAGAGGCTCGGTTAGCTTCCGCTTCAGTGGTTTGGTTTTGACCGAGTAACGCAATGGCGATTTCTGATTTGCAGTAACGTAAGAAATCATCGAATACTTGTGAGCTTGCCCCTTTGCTTGCACTTTCTTTTAAATCAATGGAACTATCTTCAGGAATGGCAGCTACGGCGGTTCCCAACATCTTTTCCATACTATCCAAAAGTTCATCAATTTCGTGAATTTGGGCTTGGCGTGGGTGTTTACCGACCAGCCACGGGCTGCCATATTTTTCCATAAATTCCAACCAGAATTTAAAGCCTCCTTTCTTAAACGTTGCCGCCCAGAAGCAGAGCGAGAGATCGCCCAAGCCATACGGGTTGATGTAGGTCGCATTTTGTGTGGCAAGCAACATTCGATAAGGCGGCAGTTCTTCGCCGTTGATGTTCTCTTTGGTACGAAGTTTAAGCTGGTTTTCTTCATCGAAGACGAACCACTCTTGCGTTTTGCCTACGATTGCCGTTGGCAACAGTAAGCCGTTCTCGCTTTCCCACATCACTTCCAACGCCTGATAACCAAACAACGTGGCATCAAGTATTTCACTGATGATTTGGCTCATCGGCAAGCGGTCGAAAAGTGCGGTTAAAATCTCATCCGTTTTTTCATTACCTGTCGGAGTAATTCGCCATTCCAGCCCCTTGATTGCCGCTTTGCGACGGCGAACACAGCCTCCAACGTGGCTGTCGGATAGGATTTCACGGTAAGCCGAAATATCCTTGCCCATTTTTTTCAGCACAGGATCAGGGTTCGGCAGGTAGTGCATAAACGACCAATAGTCAATGGCGTTGGCACGGCTGGCGATGACGCGGATTAGGTCTTGTTTTTTTGGTGTCATTGGCTTTCCTTATTTTTCATAATCCACAAAGGCGGCAAGCAATAAAAATACCCACCAACAGCGGCAGAAATGGTTAAAGTTACAAATGCGATCATGGTTAATATCCTTGCGTTAATTTTCGGCTGGCTCTTGGTTTGCGACTGTGGGCTTTCACAGGCAACTGCACCAACTGACGGCTAGCATAATGAGCAAGCAATAAAGAAATTGCGGTGTCGCCGTGGCGTTTGTTTTTGCCGTCTGCACTTTTGGTTCGTTTATCGGGAATGCGTGGCACGCCTTTCACCACTTGGAATGAACGCAAATCGGCAAGAATATCGGCATCTTTTGGAATGCTGTCGAGTTCGCCATCTTCGAGCGCGGCTTTAAATGGGGCGGTGTGTTCGCGATACCATTTTTCCGATAACTGCACGCAATCCACCAATGAGCCGAAGGCATCACGAGCAGCTTCAGCTAAATAGCCCCCATTCCCACGTGCATCAAAAGCTGCACCGGCAAAGCGTGGCAAATGCTTGAGAATAAACAGCACAATTTGTTCTTGTTGCTTGTAAGGCATATTGCCCAGCTCCACAATCAATCGAACGCTTTTGGTTAAGTTTTGCTGTTGTGCTAACACCACAAAGGACGTCATATCGCCACTGCGAGCAAAGTCTTCGCCTAAAAAATGTAATTGCGTTTCATCTAAGGTTTGCAAAATCGGCTGAAGCGTGGTTTCGCACCAATCCAGCATTTCCTGATAGCGTGTCGGCTCAGGTACAAGGCTAAAGCCATCTTTTGCCGTCATTCGGATTACGGGCGTGTTTTCGTTCATTTGGCGTTCAATCAACGCTCGTGAGAGCCATAAGCCTGTGCCGTTTTTCGGCACGCAATAGTATTCTTCTTCCGCATCTTCTTTGGTTGCCGTGTCATTGAGTAGGTTTTCTTTCCATTCTGCTTCTTTTTCGGCTGTCCATTCTTGCTTGCTGACTTGGCAAATACGTTGGTATAACCCTTCAGCACAGGCATCATCAAGGGTAATCGTATGCACTGAGTAGCGTTTTCTGCCTACCCGACTATCTAAAATCAGCTCATTGAAAAGGTTGTCCGCACCGTTGTGGGTAGAAATCAACCGCACTTTTGCACCCCACATAGTGAGAGCAAGAGCGGCTTTTAATACTTCCGCAAGGTATTCGTGAAAGGCTGCTTCATCAATAACCACCACGCCTTGCATACCACGTAAGTTTTTCGGGTTGCTGGAAAGGGCTTTTACTTTGAAGCCTGATGCAAAATAGATTACATAGGTCAGAATGTCCTTATCTTCATCTTGCAACACTTCTTCTTGAATTTCGCCTGCTGCATAGTTAAACGCCCTTGCCCACATTGCCACCGCGTCAATAAATTCACGTGCCATTTCCTTGTTTGACCCAATGTAGAACACATCAGAGCCACCATCTTTTTTAGCAAGGCTGGCAATCAAAGCATCATCAGCAGCTTCTGCCCACGTCAAACCTGTTCGACGAGATTTTTCGGCAATTTTGAGCTGGGATTTATCTGCTATCCAACGTTTTTGATAGCCCAACAGTAGCTCGTTTGGGTCAAAGGGAATGAGATCTTTCACTATGCAATACCTAAAATTTGCTGTTTGATTTTGTCGGCAGTTTCGGCTGATAAGCCCGCCTGAATAACAATTTTTTCCGTTTCTTCAGCAGCAAGCTCTGCTCGTTTTCTTACATCGGCTTGATAGACTTTGAGCTTAGTACTTGCTTGAATGAGTGATGCCACATTTTTGCCTGCAAAACTTAGGGCTTGGAATTTCTCCATCGGGGTCATCTCATCATCTTTGGCTTCTTCAATATCGACCAAGGCATCAAATAAAGACGACTGCAACATCCCCATCAAGGCTTCACTGCGTTTATCTTCCTTATCTTCTGCGCCTTCAGCGATAATACGTGCGGCTTCGGTACTATCTTTGATTGCCTTAAAGCGGCGTTCAATTTTTTGCCCATAGCGATGAATTGCCGACTTGCTGATTTGGTAGCCTTTTTCACGCAGTAGGTTTTCCAGTTCGACATAGCCGGAAAAGCCATTCTCGGTTAAGGCACGCTCCAGCCAACGGCGGACATCTTCAGGCAGTTTTTCAATACTTGAGCGAGGTGCCATGATTTCCCCCTATGCCCAATACTTTTCAGGGCGTGCAATTCCTGCTTGGCAGTCGATGGTGTATTCCACAATATCCACGCCCAAGCGGTTAATATCGGCAAACCACACGCCGTGCGGTTGTTTGGTCAGTTCCACCAGTTTGCGGTCGGAAAGGTATTCCAACTGCTGGCGGATTTCGTGCGGCGTGACATTTGGGTAAATGCCTGCCATCACATCACGCAAAAATTGTTCGCTGGTGGTGTATGGCATCGCTTTGTGTAAAGTATTGAGCAAGTGCCAACGCATACCTTCTCGGCGGGCTTTTTCCATCATTTTGCACTCTCCATTTTGTATAAATCACTTAAGGTTTTGTGTAGGGCATCCATTTTGGCTTCCAACACTGTTTGTCCGCGAATGTAGTCATCACGCAGGACATAAACGAGCGGCAGACTCGACTGCATTTGGTTGAATTGCTTTTCCAATTCTTCCACTTTGTCGTTTACTTTGAGCTGGTTTTGGTGGCGTTCACTCAAACTGTTTTGAAACTGCGATACTAAAATCTTGGCAAAGCCAAAACAGCAACCAAGAAACGACAACAACAACCCGACCAAGTGCCAAAATTCCACGTTAATGGTCATTGTTCGTCTCCTTGCAGATTTCCCGATAGGTCGCGTTATGCACCGCAATTTGACGGAGCGTTTCGGTGGTATCTTGGCGACTGGCTTTGATTATGCCAAAGCCCGAACAGCTGGGGTTAATCACGGAGATCGCCCGACTGTTGCAAGCGGTTAATGACATCATCACGGCGAGAGCCACGAGTGTTTTCTTCATTTTTCTTTCTCACTTCAAAATGTTTGACTTGGGTTTGAGCCACTGTCTTTTCCTGTTGCAGTTGCTCGTTTTGCTTAAACAAGCGGTCGATTTCCTGTTGAGCTTTGCGAATTTTGTAACAGGCAATCGCACCGCTGACCAAAACTACCGCAACCCCACCTAAAATTAAGTAAGCTATCATTCTTCTTGCCCCCGATTATTTAACGCATTAGCAAAACCTTTGGTCGCCACGCCACCACCGCAAAATAGGGCGAAGGTGTTAAAGAGTTCTCCTACATAGGCTCGGTCTAACCACACGGCATAAATCAAAATGCCAGCCATCAATAACGCCCCAAAAAATTGAATAAAGGCAGTGGTGGAAAGGCGACCGTTGTCGTTGGTAATCAACTCACTCAGTTTTTTCATTTTCTTTTTCCTTGTTGAAATAGTTTTGTTGGGCTGAAGCATAGCCAAAGAAAGTCAGGATACTTGCACAAACAAAGTAGCCGTAATATGCCAACATAATGCCAAGCAAAGTATTTGTGATCATTTCCCAATGATACTTAGCTTTGGTGTATTGGAATCTCGGCTTTGAAGAGCCAAAGAATATTGCCAATATCGCAAGTGCGGTCATAAAGTAAAAGAACCATTCATAGGCTTGTACAAGGTTTTTAATGCCTAATTCATTGGCAGAAATAAAACCACCGAAAATAATGATTTCCCATACCAAAGAGAAAAAGGTAATTCCGCGAATTTCTCGTTTCATTTTAGTAACTCCAGCGTAAGTAAAAGGCAGTAGCAGCGGTTGTGCCACCGTTGATTTTGCGATTTCGTTTGGCGTTGCTACTCATTCGCCAACCTCGTGTAAATTGCTTCTGATGATTTGGAAAACGTATTGATGCACTCATCGTTTATCCCTTAAATAAATGCTCAACATTCACGACCTCTTCGCTATCCAGCCAGCTCCACACATCAAAGCACGGGCAGTCTTTAATCCATTCGTTTGGGCTGATTATGCCGTCGCCGTTGAGGTCGGGGCTTAGATCACGATGTCCACAAATGCGAGCACTGGGATATTTGGCTTCTAATTGGCGAAGCAAGTGGTGCAGAGCTTTCCATTGGGCTTCCGTATATTCGCCGTGATTGCGTTTGTCTTTGGTAATACCGCCGACTAAGCAGATGCCAAGGCTGTTTAAATTATGTCCTTTGACGTGTGTGCCTGTTTCGCCCTCTTTACGACCAGTTTCAACTGTACCGTCGGTATCAATCACGAAGTGGTAGCCGATATGTTGTAAGTGCGGATTGAATTGCTTGTAATTGCCAGCTAAACGCTGAAAGCCACGCTGTTTGTGCCAGTCATCAATGCGTTGAGCAGCGGTTTGGGTAGAGGTGCGAAGTTGCTTGCCGTTTTGAGTGGCTGAGCAGTGGATCACGATTTTGGTGATGGGTGAGGTGTGCATAAAAAACTCCAGTTATAAAGGATTACTTGATAACTGGAGTGTACTGAATATAGGTGGGAACTGATTTTAAACTGGTTTAGATAATTATTTTTGCTTTTGATGTAATACCGCTTTAATAATTACTGCATCACTAATTAAGCCATCTTTGACTTTCTGCTTAGCATTAATGGTTAATTCTACAGGACGTTTCTCAAAAGTACCGTTCTGAATTGCTTGCTTGTATTGATTTTCAAAGGTATCGTCTTGTACTTCCGCTGTTAGTTCATTTCCAGTTGTTTCATTCCTAATTTTTACCTTAAATCCGGTTTTTAGTTCGGTGTGAACAGTAATTATTCTATACATTCCATCTAAACGAACATCTTTAAACTCAGGTTGAATTTCTCTTGGTTTTGAAGCTAATACTTTAGCTTGCGCACCTGTTAGTGATACACCTTGAAGTTGTACCTTATCGGCATCAGACGCACTACGCAAAAATTCATTCTGTGTTTCTTGAGAATGTATTTTTATAGCTTCTAATGTTGGGTGTCGATCAAGTACCTTATTCACTATTTCTTTATTGGCTTCAAGTGTTTCTTTGGTTAATTCAGTTTGAATAGATATTGCCTGTATTAGTGCTTTTTCTGTTTCTTTTGTCGCAGAGAGTTCTCTTTGATGCTTAAGATCTCCCAAATAATCTTGGTAGAATCCTTCACCAAAATAAAGAACAAGAAATGTCATTATTCCTATTAACAAATATTTACTTGGCATTTTCGCTATAAGTGCTTTAAAAAGTTCAGTCCAATTTATACTACCGCCGTCACCAAATTCAGAACAACCTTCGGCAACCTTAATCACAAGCTCTAGTTGTTTCTTTTCTGCTTCAGATAAACGCTTTGGTTCACCATATACTGCAATAGCATACGCTCTATATATCCCTTCTTGAAGTTTTAAAAATGCCTTCATTATCGGTGGAGTGATTGTTGAATGATAACGTTCACCAACAACTTTCATTTGTATTACGGGCCAATCGATAAATTGAATATTTAGATTATCTAATTCGGGAAGCTCATCATCTGAAAGTTTTTTCAGAAAATCGTAAGCATCTTGTTCGTTACGGATAACGATGTCTAATTTATCGTTTTGTTGTTCAGTTGTCATCTTAATTCCTCAGTTCCTCAATTATTTCTTTATCTTCCCACCACAAATACTTTCACAAGGTACGCCGTCTTTGTCGCGGTCTAGGCTACTTACGTCGCATTGGGTAAGGTAGAAACGGGCTTCTTCGCAGCTATCCATATCTTTACAGGTGCGTTTGCCTTCGCATTGGAATTGTTCTTTAGCAAATACGGCAGCCGCCACGCCTAATAAGGCAAAAGCGGCATATTTGAGGGATTTTTTCATCTATACTTCCTTACTCGGCAGAGCCAACAGATGACATAATACCTACACCATTGATGAAGCCGACTTCATATTTCTTGCCGTTATAAATGAAGCTGTCTGATACACTTTTTTGCTCAGTGGTGAATTGTTCCGAAAGTGCGGTTTGTGTTTGAATAAATTTCTTTCCTGCTGTTTTCATTCCACCTTTACCTTCGGCAGCAGATAATAACGCTGAATTTGAGAATAGCATCACAAGGTTATCTGTAGTGTTTTGAGATGGTGTAATGATTGTTACAACACTGATGATATTATGCGTTTTCTTTTGCAAAGTGATATTCATAGCAAAATTATTTGAAAAAGAGTAACTCATTAGATCATAGTTATCATTTTTCTCAAATTTTGGCTTTTTAGGCATTTTGAATGGTGAACTCATTTCTTTAAAGTTTGTATTTACAATTTGAGAAAATTGAGAGAGATTCATACCAATATCGTGAGCCGGCTCTTCTTCTGCTTCTTCTTTAGCCGTTTCTGTTGCTTTTTCTTCTGCGGGTTGCTCTGCTGCTTTTGGTGTTTCAGCTACGACAGGCTCTTGCTTTTTAGGCTCTTCTGTTTTAGCTGGTTCTTCTGCTTTTGGCTCATCTTTTACCACTTCAGTTACTGTTTTTTGCTCCTCTTTAACAGTTTCTTTTGAGGCTACAACCTCTGTTTTTGTTTCAGTTGTTGCTGTTGCATCAGGCTTTGGAGCGATGATAATAGCACTGACTATCAATCCTAAAGCTCCGACTAAAAAGCCTGTAATGTGGCGAATGAACGCTCCTTTGCCCTTGGCTTTGAAATGTTTTGCAACTGCATACCAAAACACAACAAATAAGATGAGTGGAATAAAATTGATCATAATGGTTTCCTTATGGTTGGTAAAAAACTCTACGCTACTTTACGAGCCGTAAGTGCCGCCGCTTCCGCCAGAGCACTTGCGGTTTTCTCTATGGCTTCTTTGCCTTGCTCGTTGCTTTCTCGGTAGTCTTCGAGCAGGGTTTGTTCTGAGGGTGAAAGTTCATTATTCGGAATTTTTCCGATAAAAATATCTCCTATTCCAGCAATAATCCAATTTGCATTCACATTAAACTTGGTGATTAGTTCAAACATCAAGTCATCAGGCAGTTTTTGCTTACCTCTAATAACATCACTTAAGCGTGAAGCGGTCGTTTTTTCTAAAGCCTCTGCAAATTTTTCTGCACTTGAATAACCTAATTCTTTCTGTAATTGCTTAATTCTTGCCCCAATAGTCATATTTTTAGCCTTTTATCGGAAATGATCCGAAAATAATTTAGATTTTTCGGAAATTTCACTTGTTATTTCGGAATTATTCCGCTATATTTTACCACATCAACAACAAACGAACCATAAAGCAACAGAAAGAAGGAGGTGTTTATGTTCAGCCGTTTATTGATTTATTTTTTGAAAAAGCCACAGGTGGCGAAGGTTATTCGGGAGATTGCTCGCCCGCCTGGCGAGCCATTAAATCTGCAAACGTCTTTAGACGATTTTGAACAACTTCTGGCACGCGTCCTTGAACAGCGAAAACGGCGTGGGTATCCAACATCTCTCGAATAACTTGGCTCACAGCTTGTTTTTCCTTACTGCCTAATGCGGCAGAAGCAACAGTATTTAGTAAGAGAGATTGAGTAGATAAAAGAAGTGTGAGTTCTTCTTGCTCGGTTCTTAATTGTTCAATTTCGTTTTTTAATTCGGCAATCTGATTTTCCATTTTTTGTTCCTTAGCAAATAAAAATTGATTGCCATAATTTACCACAAAACAACACGGAGAAGAAATGACAAACAAGGTATTTCACCCCTTGCCGTATCCGCAAACGCTAGAGAGTGCAAGGGCTTATTTCTTACTGCACGGGATTAACCGTAGCGAATGGGCAAGGCACTTTGGTGTGGATCAGCAAGCGATTTCCGATTTACTTCGCGGACAGCTGAAAGGCACTTGGGGCGAAGCCCATAAAACAGCGGTGTTGTTGGGTTTAAAGCCTAACCCAGACCACAAAGCGGCGGCTTAATCACGCAACCTGCTCTTTAACAATTTGGAAAAAACAGCGAAAAATCTAACCGCTCTTTATTTTAGAAAACAATAGGAGAACAAGATGAAACTGTTAAACAGACTAATGAGTTACCTACTCAGAAAACAAGGTTACAAAGTAATTGACCCAATTACCCAAATTGATTTATCCACGCCAGCGTTTATGCGTGATCCGAATGTGGTGGCACGGTTGAAAGAGAAAGGATTTTTACAATGAAAGAGAAAATTAACGGCACGCAGCGTGCGTTGCGGATTTTAAAAGCCCTGAAGGGGCGAACGATGGACGGCTTAAGCAACAAAGATTTGTGCGAAGCGATTGATGAAACGCCGGTGAATATCACTCGTGCCACGGCGATTTTAGAAAGCGAAGGCTTTTTGCGCAAATTGCCCACAGGCAACTGGACACTCAGTTTTGCCCTGCTCAACCTTGCGGTGTGCTATGAGCAAGATATGCAGGCAGTGAATGAGCGATTTAATGAAATGCGACACCGTGTGGCAACAGGCGGTTTTTAGGAGTAAGCGATGACAGATTTAAGATTAAGTGAACAGCAAGATGCGGTGGCATTGGCAAGTAAGGCAATGACACAGGATAAGGCTCAGGCTTATGAATTGGTGGGAATGTTAAAGGCATTTGATTTTACTCAAAAACTCGTAACGGTTACGACTTTGAAGACAATCAATGAAATCAAACAATCTAAGCAATATAAAGGGTTAGAACTATTAAATAGAGATGGAGAACTCGTAACGGTTACGAGTTTTAAAGATTTTTGTACTGCACTTGGCTTTAGCGTTGAAAAAATTGATGCCGATCTTTTAAACCTAAATACATTAGGCGAAGAGTTCTTTGAAACTAGCCAACGCCTCGGCTTAGGCTACCGCGAAATGCGAAAACTTCGCCAACTGCCTGAGGAAGCTCGTACGGAGATTGTGGAGGCAGATTATTCGGAAGCGACAGATAAAGAAGATTTGATTGAGAAAATCGAAGATTTAACCGCAAAACACGCCAAGGAAAAAGAAGCCTTACAAGCCCAGTTGAAACGCAAATCGGACGATTATGAAGCGCAAGCGAAAGTGCTTGCCACCAAAAACGAGCGGATTAACCACTTAGATTTGGAGCTAGCGAAGAAAACCAAAGCGATTGAAACCCAAACGCCTGAACAACGCGGTGGCGTATTACGCGAAGAAGCCGCTGCGATTTCTTACAAAGCAGAAGCCGTGCTACGAGGGCAAGTATTCCAAGCCTTTGAAGCCTTAACCGCTCACACGGAAGCCACAGGCATTGACCACAAGCAGTTTATGAGTGGCGTGCTTGCCGAGTATCAGTTGATTTTGTCGGAACTCAAAGAACGCTTTGGCTTAGATGATACACCAAGCGGCGAAGCCTTACCTGAATGGGCGCGAGAAGATTATCAACCTGACGGCAAGTTAGATGAAAGTGTAACGAGCATTTTGGACGAGATTGAGCATGATGCTCACATTCAAGATGCGGAAGTGGTGGGTTAAGGAAATGCAATGGCAATACTACCGAGCGTTCTCGCCCAATATGCCGAGCGTGTGGAGAAAGCAGGCTTTGGCGAGAAGGAAAAAATTATTGAAGAAGGCTGTGCATTCACCGGTTTAAGCCGAGCCACCTTTCTTCGGCAAATTAAACCCTACCGCCCAGCGAGTGGTCGCAAAGTGCGGTCAGACAAGGGGAAACATCAAATGGATGCGAATGAGCTGAAATTGATTAGTGCCGCCTGGTTACACCTACGGCGCAAAAACGGCAAAACCATGGCAACGTTGGAGCGGATTTTGGACATATTGCGCGCCAATGACAAAGTGAAAGCGGAGTTTGTGGACGAGAAAACAGGCGAGGTTCGCCCTTATTCGGCAAGTTCAGTGGAGCGTGCATTACGCAATGCCAATTTGCACCCTGACCAGCTGTTACGCCCTGCCCCTGTGGTGCAGTTGCAAAGCCGACACCCGAACCACGTTTGGCAAATTGACCCGTCTTTGTGTGTGCTGTATTACCTGAAAGAGACTGGCAAAGGCAATGGGTTGTGCGTAATGGAAGCCGAGCAATTCTACAAAAACAAGCCAGCGAATGTGGTAAAAGTCGAACCACAGCGGGTGTGGCGGTATGTCATTACCGACCATGCGAGTGGCGTGATTTATGTGGAATATGTGTATGGTGGTGAAACGGCGGAGAACATTTCTGAAACCTTTATTAACGCCATTCAGAAGAAAGAGAACCCTGCCGAGCCATTTTTCGGTGTGCCGAAAATTTTGATGTTCGACCGTGGTTCTGCCAATACGTCACAAATGTTTACACACTTGCTGAACCAGTTGGACGTAAAAATTGAAGTGCCGAAAGCTCACAATGCCCGAGCCAAAGGGCAAGTGGAAAAAGGCAATGATATTGTAGAGCGTCAATTTGAAAGCGGTTTGCGGTTTATGAACGTGAGTGGCTTGGCAGAACTCAATCAGCTTGCCCACCAGTGGATGCGGTATTTCAACGCCAAAGCGGTGCATAGCCGCCACGGTATGACCCGTTATTCCGCGTGGCAGAAAATTCACGCTAAGGATTTAATTTATCCACCCAGCCGTGAGATTTGCCAAGAACTGATGATTACTGCACTCACAGAACGCTTGGTGACCGATAAGTTGGAAATCAGCTTTGAAAATCACCGATATGATGTACGTGATGTACCTGATGTGAAAATTGGCGAGAAAATCACGGTGGGCAAAAATCCTTATCGCCCTGAATGTGTGCAGGTGCACTGCTTTGAGCAAGTGTTTGCTGATGATGGCACGATGAGCCTGAAACCTTACTGGGTGGTGTTGGAGCCTGTGAAAATCAACGAACTAGGCTTCCGTGTGGATGCTGCAATCATCGGCGAAGAATACAAAGCCCACCGCAAAACGGCATTTGAAACCAACAAGGAACAGGCGGAGCAACTGGCTTATGGTGTGGAAACCGAAGATGAGTTGAAACGAGCGAAGAAAGCCAACAAACCATTATTTAATGGGGAGATCAATCCATATCAACACATTGAGAACACGGACTTAAATTGGTATATGCCGAAAAAAGGTCAAGAACACGAACTCACCACCAACGCCCGACGGGTGGAGCAAAAACCGATGTCGGTGGTGGAATTTGCCAAAAATGGCAAGGCTCGCTGGGGTGAGTTGTGGAACGGTGAGTGTTATCAATGGGTGAATGGCAGATACCCACAAGGCGTGCCGCCACTTGAAGCGGAACGGCTGTTGAGCTTAGGGTTTGAAGATTTTAAAGCGGAGTTTGTGGCACCAGAGCCTAAAACCTCGCATTTGAAATTGCTTGCCGCTTAACCACCAAAATCTCCCCTAACCCCTCTTTACAAAAGAGGGGGACTGATTGAAGGAGCATTTTATGCTGAAGTTAAAACAGGTGCTGATTGATAAGGGCGTGAGCTTAAGGCAGTTAGCACAGATGATGAATGTGTCGCCTGCAACCATTTCTCAGTTGATAAACCATAATCAACGGGTGCGGGAGTGGGCGGCATTTGAGAAGAGTTTAATAGCGTCTTTGCAAAAGATTGGGATAAACCAACCGCTTGCAACGCTATTAGAAAAGGAAGCGACAGGGGAAAGTTTGGCGACCGAGCCTGCCGCTTCCGCCCTTAAAACCAAACGAGAAATTAAGGACGAGATTATGTTACTCGCAAAACAGGCTTTATTTCCAGCCACTAAGAAACATTTTTTATTACCGATTGACCCTTTTTCCGTCGATATTCGCTCGGCTGATGAAGTTTTCGTCACCAGCGACATTCGTTATGTGCGGGAGTCGCTTTATCAAACCGCCAAGCACGGTGGTTTTATGGCGGTGGTGGGTGAAAGTGGTGCAGGTAAATCCACACTCAGACGGGATTTGATTGACCGCATTCGTGCCGAAAACGCTCCGATTGCGGTGATTGAGCCTTACATTATCGCGATGGAAGACAACGACATCAAGGGCAAAACGCTCAAAGCAGCCCATATTGCCGAAGCGATTATTTCCACCCTTGCCCCACTGCAAAGCGTGAAGCGTTCGCCTGAAGCACGTTTTCGCCAGTTGCATCAAGTGTTGAAAGAAAGCTGTAAATCGGGCTATTCGAACGTGCTAATCATCGAAGAAGCGCACTCCTTGCCAATTCCTACGCTTAAACACTTGAAACGCTTTTTTGAGTTGGAAGATGGCTTTAAAAAGCTGATTTCGATTGTGTTGATTGGTCAGCCTGAGTTGAAGCTGAAACTTTCCGAACGCAACACCGAAGTCCGCGAAGTGGTGCAACGCTGTGAAGTGGTGGAACTCGCACCCCTTGATGCAGAGTTGGAAAACTATGTGGCGTTCCGCTTAGCAAAAGTGGGCAAAAAACTCGGCGATATTTTTGATGAAGATGCTTTCCTTGCGGTGCGACAACGCTTAACGGCGGTGGGCAGAAACAAAACTACCACTAGTTTGCTTTATCCGCTCGCAGTAAACAACTTGCTCACGGCAGCTATGAACTTGGCAGAAAGTTTAGGTGTGCCGAAAGTGAACGGCGATGTAGTGATGCAGGTTTAGGGGGCGATATGAGAAAAACAACCTTAATTTTAACCGCATTTTTGTTAGCTGGCTGTGATGATGGAATGATACAAAAGCAAACGTGGGCGTATGCCGAACTTTGTATCAGCGGTGTAGTTTACCTCCGCTCGCCCAACGGCAGCCTAACCCCAAAAATTAACGCAGATTTTTATCCTTATACTTGCCAAAAAGGAGTAACAAACAATGGCTAAACGAGCGACAAGAGTAAAAAGCGAAGTACAAGAAATTGCCTTGCAAACCCAAGATGAAGTGGCGTTGGCGATTAAACAGATCGGCGATTTAGAGCGTGAGCAGGTACGATTGACCACCCAGCAAGCGGATGAGAAAGCAGCTGTTGATGAAAAATACACGGCACAATTGACTGCGCTGAAAGAACAAGTGAAGCCGTTACAAAAGGCGGTGCAAGCGTTTTGTGAAAGTCGTCGTTTAGAACTCACTAACGGCGGCAAACATAAGACGGCTTACTTTACCACCGGCGAAGTACAATGGCGTGCCAAACCGCCGAAGGTGGGGATTAGTTCGATGGCGAAAGTGATTGAAAATATCAAGAACTTGGGGCTGTTTCAGTTCTTACGCGTGAAAGAAGAAGTGAACAAAGAAGCCTTGCTTGCTGACCCGAATAACGCCAAGGCGATTGCAGGTGTGAGTATTCGGGAGAATGAAGAAGAATTTATCATCAAACCGAATGATGAGGAGGTGCGCTAATGGGGCGAAGACCGAAAATCGACCGCGATGTGCTAGAAGAAGTCTATCGCGAAGCAACGGAAACCGCAGCAGCAATGGAACGTTCGGGCAATTATGCCCGAGCTAGTGAATTGTGGGGAGAAGCAGCAAAGCAAGCGGTAACACTCAAACAACGTGAGTGGTGCAACACGCGCAAAACCTACTGCAAAACATGGCAAGGTAAACGGGAGAAAAGACAATGATTTCCACACTAGAAGCCTTAAAAATGCAACTTCGCCAAGCGATTATTCAGCTGGAACAGGCTGAAAAATCACTGGATAAAGAACAAATGGAATACGCCAAAGTGTATGTAAGTAATGCGAAGGGGATTTTGATGAAAATGGGGGTAAGAATATGACGGCACATTATTTGACCACAGTTTCTATTGGCGTTTGTCCAACAACAGAAGAACTAAGCTTTACGATAGGTGCTAAACATTCCGCTAAACTGCCAAACAAAGTTAGAACCATAATAACTGATTTGATGACAACAATACCTATTGTCGTAACAAAAGGCTGGTATCAAATTATTCGCTTAGTACCTGAAGCAGATAAAGGCTTCACAGCTGACCTTCACTTTAATTTCTTCCTTGATGAAGACAATGATTGGGCTGTAAATGGACAAGTTGAAAATAAGGACGGCATTGAGCCTGTATTAATGGGAATGGCAAAAATGATTTTTACCGATGATCCTGTTATTAAATCCTTACTGGAAGATGATGACGAGCCTGAATATATTCAGCATTTTGACCCAACTTGTTAAACCAAACCGCCTTCGGGCGGTTTTCTTGTATTAGGAGAACCGAAAATGAAAGTGAAATGTAGTGCGTGTGGAGCGTTGCATTCGTTGGACGCGTTGATTGCCAACAAAGCAGCAAGTGATGCCTTAAATGCGGCATTGTTGGTGAGTGGTGAGTTAGGCGAAGCCTTAATTCGTTATTTGGGGCTGTTTCGTCCTGCGAAAAGTTCGCTCACGTTCGACCGTGTGGCAACCTTGCTGGGCGAACTCACACCGATGATACAGGCTAAGATTATCAAACGTGATGGGCGTGAGTTTCCTGCACCGCCTGAGGCGTGGATTTATGCCATTAACCAAATGATGGCGAACCGTGTCAATTTTACCATGCCGATGAAGTCACACGGTTATTTGTTGGAAATTATTGCAGGCTACAAGCCTATCGGCACAGCGGTGGCTGTGCAAAATCCTGAGCAAAATCGACCGCTTGCAAGCAATAAAATGAACGCAATTAAAGGAGCGTTGGAATGGGGCAAAACAATCAATGGCTAAAACCTGTGCTAGCTCAAGGCGTGGCAATGTTATTGCTGTTACGCCTAAAAAATTCGCCAACGGAAGATGTGATACAGCCAACACTGGAGGCGTGGTATCGGGTGATCACTTATAAAAAGTCGTGGGATATGGAGTTGGATAAGGTGCGGTTTGAGACGGCATTTATGACACTTGGGCAGACTTGTGATTGGTTCCCCACACCAAAACAACTGCTAGAAGCCTTGCCACAGCGTGAATATCCTGAGCTTCCGCCACCACCGCCAAAAAGTGTAGAAGAAATGGCACTGGAAAAGGCACAAGCGGAAAGTAATTTACAAAGATTGAAAGCAATTTTAAGAGGTAAACGATGAGAAAACGATTATTGCAGCTGGTGCATATTGGGAAAAGTCAGTTGGGAATGGACGATGAGACGTATCGAAGTCTATTATCTCAACAATTCTACCAAAATTCTGCGAAAAATATAAGCTATTCAGAGCTAGTGAAACTGGTCAAAATACTACAACAAAAAGGTGCAAAAATTCGCTTACCGCATGATGTTTCACAGCTTTCCGCCGTTCAGCGGAAATTGTGGGCAGTGTGGAAAGCAGTGGCTGAGGAAAGTAGTTCGGCAGCGTTGAATGCGTTTGTGCAGCGCTATTATGCCGAGATTGCGGACTGGCGTGAGCTAGATAGCGAGCAAACCGCGTCTATTATTGAGCAACTAAAACAGTGGAAAAAACGAGTAGGTAAATGATGAATGAAGCCAAATTTGACAATAATGACTTTCAAACCAAAGCCCCTGATTTATTGGTAGATTTGGCGAAATATACGGTAATGGCGGTGCGTGAATGTTACCCTGAAATGGACGCGGAAACTGCGGAAAATATCGGCATGATTGTGGCATTGAAGACGGGCTACAACTGGGGCGGTTTGAATGTGTATGTGCCGAAATCAATGTCGCTTTTCGCCTGTGAGCGTGAAAAGCAAATTTTCAACGAGTTCACTGGCAATAATCACGCCTACCTTGCTAAGAAGTATGGTTTATCTTTGCAATGGATCTACAAAATCGTCAAACGCGTGCAGAAAGAAGAAATTGCCAAACGGCAGTTCGATATGTTTGCCCAATCCTAA